CCTTTATGATCCACACATGTGGATCTCCGGCTAACATCATTAGTTTTTCCCTCCTAATGACTACAAGACAGCGCCTACTGCTTGCAAAGACCTGTAACATGGGTCTGGGGACGAACACGCACGGGTTCGAGTTACACTGCGTGGCAATGGTGATGTGCTCACTACTACTGTATGCGCCACGCGGCATGTTGTTCGACCTTGTTCTTCTACGAAGGGCCCCGAAGTGGAACTCTGGGCATTGTTCCACTGATTGTTTGTTGCTTCTTCTTTTTCTTCGCTGCATTGCGTTTTACAGAAGTTACCTGGCCTTGCTTAATGACTGCTTTGCGTGTTGCCGTCTCTGGATTCAACACTTTATTACCAGTCATTAGCGCAGCCCCAGCCGCTTTGGCTAGTGGGTGAGGTAATGCAACCAACATTGGACCTGCGACATCTGCGATGGCACCAAGAATCCTTTTGAACCATTCCCCCGCTGGGTTCTCCTTGAACATTACAGCGGCCGGCATCTGGTTGATGATGCGGGAATAGATCTCCAAAGCTACCGGATCGAAAGCTGCAGTGGGTGTGGCCAATACCACAATCTCTGGCTCCTGATCGTTTGGATACCTTTCTATCATCCACCTGCACCTTAAAGTGAGGGTGGTTTGTTCGCTCAATCCCGTGAACATGTATACCAATGAATCCATCGGTATTTCTCCTGGGTAACCCGTTTCTTGATAAACTGGGGTTGCAAAGCCAAAGCCAGGTATACTGGCTGCAGTAAGGATTGGCGCAGCGCCGTCCAACACTGTTAAGACACCCGGTTGAAAGTCGGAGTCGACCACTAAAGGGAAACGAGGATGAGCTAACGCTGACCTCGTTCCTATCTCTTTTAAAGGAACCACTCCATAGGCTCCTTCTAAAGCTGTCCACTGACAAACGTCAGGGAGCAGGATCAATTCCTCCAAAGTAACTGGGGGAGTTCGCACTGGGAAGAGTGTGATAGGTGTCCAGGATGTAGCTGCACCAGCAAACATCTGGGCAGTAAATGCAGCATTGCTACATTGATTCATCCTAGCTCCGGAAAATAACCCTTGGCGATAGATCTCAGCCGTGGTATTGACAATTTCAATAGCCATGGCACCTATCTTGAAAGGCCCTTTGAGGTAAGCATTCGGGATCGAGAGAAAATCCGCACCAAGGGAGAAGGTGGCAAACGGAGTGCCATCCAACGCGAAATCAATTACGACGGGCGCTACTAAATTCGGCCCAGTGTCAACTTGATTAACAAGATGACCAAAAACTTTACAATTGTTTAAATTCTGGACCGACGCTACCGGCATCGTAGTGATTCGCACCGACCAGTTTCCTGCTGGCATACTGCCGGGCTTCTTGATGGTTTTTTCCTGGACCACTGAGCAAACCACGGAGCGACCGGTATTACCATCTGGTATACCCGTCACCCCTGTAATGGGCTTATCGTGGAAGGGGTCGAGGGAGAACGTAAGCCATTTAGACCCGTCCTCTGAAAGCTTTTCCGTGGCTTTCAAGCCCTCTAGAACTCTGCGGCCTTGCGCGGCTACAGACTGTGTAGGGATTCCTGAATCCATACAAATAATTCTAGGGGCGTGGCGCTGTGTCTTTTCAATTTCAGCCAAGACCAGTAAGAAAGGCTGCGGAGAATCTCTGGGTTCCGCCCATCTGTTGCAACCGCCTCTACAACGCAACAGCCAACAAGGTTTTTGTTTTACAAATAGTCATTAATTAAGTTTTTTAAAGCCTCGAGACAATACACTGAAGGAAGAAGCGCTTGCTGTATATTCCACTGCACTCGCTTTATATCCTCAACCTCAACGTTATATCTCAAACAGATGTTTGTATACACCTCCGGTAAATCCAATTCCACAGGAGCATCCATATAAATTTTATGATTTTCGAGCGGGAGCTCATCAACTTTGAACTCAAACTCATCATAACGTTTTAGGAGATCTCCTAGGAGGGGGTAATGTCTGGGAACTAAACCCATCCCCTTACCCATCGCCTTAGCCGCTGCAGCCCACGCCAGCTGCGAGTTCGGTAAGTGAGGGTAGATTTTACAAGGGTGTGTCATTATTTTCCCTAATTTCAATATTTGAGACGGTAGTGGCACCCAATGCAACAGGCCATCAAGACCAGGCTGCCACCATCCTTTTAAGAAGTCACCTTGTGTAACGGGGGTACACCTGGTCTTCAACTCAAATCCCGCCTCTCTTGCAGCGACGGGGAAATATTCAAGAAAACTCGACTGTATATCAAACAAACCGTCCCAAGAATAATGTGGTCTATTAACCACTCGATGACAGGCATCGACGAACACCATCGTATCATTAGCTGTATTGCCAAAAGTTGTGTCTGGTCCGCCAGTTAACCGTTGAAAAGGGATTGTGTATTTATCAACAACGCCCAAAGCGCGGTTGGTTACAGTAATCTTCTTTTTCAACTGCGCTCTCATCCGTTCCTCATTTGGTCTTGAGAGTCCACAGACGGACATCAATCTTAAATCGATGTGCAAACAGTGAGCACCTTGAGACCGGTCGAACTTAGAGAAATCGCCGCAGATACTAAACACCCCTTTCGGAGTCAAAAACATAATGAAGGAGTCGTCACCTACAAAGCAAGCTGCCACCCTATGTCGTAAGGGTTGTCCAGCATTAGAAGAAACCCACTCATGATTCGTATTCATCCAACGATCAAGATCAGTACTTGTAGAACCGCTTGCCCAAAACAAGCGGATCTCAAGTTCGCCAAAGCGAAGATGACCTTTGATGGTGAAAGTACGATAATTTAGAGTGTCTTTCATCACTGCCATTGCTCGAGTAATCTCGGGAGACGTAAGAACTTGCAAGTCCGTCGAGACTGCAATAACTATTCGTGGCCGCAGCCCAGTCGCTTTCACAGGTATAACTTCATCTGACTTCACAAAGCCATCATTATTATAAACTCCCTCATCACATTGCAAATTAACATAAGATTTAAACGCTCGCTCACGCTTACGTGCCTCATTATAATGTGCAATCCACTCCTCCACAGTTTGTTTAGCTGCTGAGGTTAAGAAAGTTTTTAAGATGACTTCAACTGACCCATGTTGCGAGTCAAGTTTTAGAAACTGTTTGAAGTTTGTTTTCCATTGTAAATAGATTGGGCAGGCCTCATTAACAAATCCGCACGGGTTAATGGGGTCTTCGCAAATATGGGAGATCGGGGCAGGACACAAGTTCCTTAACCGAATACCTTCTCTAGAAGCATTTAATCCAATTGGCCTTGCAAAAAATATATCAGGTTGAACTAAAATATAATAGCCAACCTTGACAAACGGATAGTCATAACTATCACGCTCATTAATATTTTGAACAGCTGGAACCATCGCATTAGCAGTTGATAAAGTAACTGGTCTTGGTAATCCTTCTTCGTAATCACCTTTCAAATTGTTCTCAATAACATTATCAAGGCGATAATCACCGGTAGTCCACGAATCCAAATCCATCTTTGGATTTGGAGACAGGGCATTGAAGAGTGATGCAGGTTTTATGATATCGCTTAGATCCGATCGTAAAGACCAAGACCCTAAATGGAACCCACCTGGCCATCGTTTTGGAGAGGTCATCTGCCCAACGCAGTACCAATTCCAAACCATATGAACCAAGGGGGCCAAGGGCCAACCTAAGCTATAAAAGAAAAGATGCAACAATCCTTTCCAAATAATTGGAGCCAGATTTAGTGACTTGTTATGCAACAACCACGGAAACTGAGCACAGGACTCTTCAAATAAACCGAAGAAAAAAGAAAATTTTGGACCAAACAACCACTTAGCGCCTTCCTCCCACAGAGGGGCGCCAAACAACATTGCAAGCTTAGCAGGTTCTGGAATTGCTTTTGTTCTCAAATTTTCAAATGAGAATGAGCGAAAGTCAGCCAAACGCTCTCCAATTGCGAACGTCTCACGACAAAAACCAGGGACACCTGAGACAATGAATTTAACCAAAGCCCAAATGGACCCACCAGCGCCTTTTAATGTTGACCATAATAAAGCGAATGGAAAAATTTCCTGGGCTACTTGCTTAAAGCGAGCCCAGGACTTAGAGAAAGTTCCCACCAAATTTGCTTCAGCGGGGTGGACTTTATACAAAAGTGTAAGAACTGTGGCACCAGCCAACAATATCTTGATGATCATGATCCACCAATCCAAAGAATCATCTTTGGTTTGAACGTGCTTCATGTCAGAGCGAACAGACTTAAACTTCCCCCAGATATCTCCAAAGGCTTCAGCAACCATGTTCCATAATGTGAACTCACTTGCGAAAGACTGCCAAGCTATAAACGTCACTGTATGTGTCGCCACCTCTGTAGGGTCAAGCTTAGCAAAAGCTAAAGTTGTAGCATATGGCTCAGCCGCAAGGGCTGTCGCTACACTATTTGTTAAATTATTTAACGTGAAAGAGGATCGAGCCTTGTTACTCAATCCTGGGGCGAGACTTGCCACTAACAGTCTGGCCACTTTCAGGGGTTTTCCATAAAGAGTTGGTAGTCCCAGGAGTTTCTTGAAGAGGTACTGCGCCGTATCGGCCTTAGTTTTGGGGTGAATCGACTTCAACTCAATTAAGTCAGAATCTGTGAACTGGATCTCAACAACCTCTTCCTCAGCAGGAAGACGGAAGTCGGTGATCGTACCTCGAAAGATACGATCAACTCCATGCACTGTTCTGAACAGTTGCCAACAAGCCGTGCCAGCATCCAATGCGATGCTGGCATGTGTTAACCACTGGGCATTTGGTATATGGGCAGGCCAAGGCCTTTCAGCTTTGCTAGAAGCCGCCACTACTAACCCATCACTATTAATATAGTAAGGGGACTCTAAATGTTTACCCGCCACTGCTTGGGGATGGAACACCCGCCCAGAAAAGTAAAACTCTGTGCATTCAAATAACGCAACTTTCCGGATTATATCTTCGACGGAAAGAGAGTACACATCCTGAATAACCGCCACCCGTTTTCCTCTTCGTGGGACGTCACTGATAACAGCCTCTGCTGCTCCACGGTGGGCCCCAGGAATACGAGTGGTGGCATCCTTCGAGGTAATCACTTCTTGCCAAGTGAACACCTTGATTGGATTTTCCTGTATTTTGAAATGCTTGAGAATCTTCTCAGCTGAGTTGGTGAACAAACCCGAAAACCGGGAGCTGCCCCACATATCAATCACCACGAGGTCTTCCTCCACAGAATTTTCGTAGTGTTTTTCTAAAATGTCCAAAGCGATAATAATGTCAGACGCCGCTCGAACAACACGCCCTTGCATGTGCCCTGTAGCATTTGGATGTTGAGTGTGAACAAAGCCCATATTTAGCGCTGAGGCTAATTTTACATCGTTCTCACCAATCTCCAAAGGTTTCTGACCTAAGGTTTTGATCATTAACTTAAAGAAAAGTTGATTGTATGTTAGACCAAGTTCTTTACGACAATCGTCGTGAAACAATGGCCTTCCGGGAAGCCCCTTATTAAGGGTTCTCCAAGTAGCGCTGACTGCTCCATCATCAACCAACTTGCCTGGATGGCGTAATGGTCTCAAAGCCCCCAACAATTCATTGGGGCCAACTTGCCTTTCGGCAGGTTTTGGAGCTGGTTTCTCAGGATCTTGCGGTCTCACCTGAGGAACCTCAGCAGGTTGCTTACCCTTCGCCTGTGCTTGGGGTGAATTAGGCTTCTGTTCAGCCTTTTTCTTGTCTTTCTTAGACTTAGCATCCTTTTTGTCTTTAGGGGCCTGCTTCAAAGCAGGTTGTCCCTTGGTCGGCACCATTGCTGGTACCCCCTCTACATTGTTTGGCCCTTTGGCCAATACAAGTGGTGGAGCTGGACGGTCCTCGGGGACCACAACCGGAACGTCAACTGGGATCGCGGGCTCGAAGTTTAGTCCTTTCGGGACTTCTTGCCTAATCTCCTGTTTTTCTTCTGGTTTATC